AATTTTTTTTATTCCTTACGGCATAAGGACTTAAGTGCATTTCGGGGGGTTCTGAAAACTGTTTTTTTGGTCAAAAGCGCGCAAGTTCGCGCCATAGGGTAGAGAGACATATTGGTCTCTCGGTGTAGATTCGCAGAAATAGTGGCAAATATTTGCAGAAGATGGCAATAAGATTTATCAGTAAAGCAGCAAAGAGTTAGATGGAAATTAAAAACCAGCAAAAAAACTTAAAAAAACTGCAAAAAAATAAATTTTCAAAAATTCTTAAAATACTTTTAAACGCCTGTTAAAATGGGCAATAAACTCTATTTCTGCGAGGCCATTTCTTTCCACACAGCCCTGTAATCACCCCAAGATTTTAAACTCTCAAAATATATGCCTTCTCTATCCCCTGTCCAGTTGCCTTTATGCCGGATATCAACCGATGGCTGAATCGCCCGGTATTCCTCAATGTAATATTTTGGTCCCTTCGGCTCAAATTTTGGCTGAGGCCTGCGTGCCTGCCTTGCCGATTCTCGTGGTGGATAAATGATTGACCAGTCCGAGGTAAAGTCCCCGATAGTCGGTTCGCACCTGTCAATCTCTCCGCCGGCGTCGATATGTTTTATACGATGCGTAAGCCATTCAATAAGCAGCTCCCTCGGCGCCACCATCATACTGAGCAGTTCGCCAGGTGATTCTTTGATGTATCCCCGCCGAGTCAGCCAGACAACATTCAAATCGAAATAAAACGTATCATCTCTCGGAGGCATGAAAGCGAAATGCGAAGGGTGATAAAGAACATCGTGCTCGGCGATATAAATAAATCTCGCATCTTCCGCATCGCTTACGCCCATCAGAAGTTGCTCATAATAAGTCCTGTGGCACGGCTGCTTGTTATTGTCGCGCGGCACAAATATCACTCGCTTGTCAATCGGCATATTTTTCAAATGCTCGATGCAGGTCTCGATGACTGATTTTTCGCCAAGTCCCGATGTGCAGCAGACAATCGTCGGCCCGCCTGAGCCATATACGATTGCCTTTGTATCCCATTCCGGCAGCGGCATAAATTGCGCTGCTAACCATCCGATTCTGTCGTGGTATTTTTCGACCATTCGCAATTTGAATTCCCCGACAGGCAGAATTTTCGCATCGTATAATTTATGCTCGTGATTTGTCCCGAATATATGCCAGCAAATCACATCTTTTCTTAAAACCACTTTGCCGTCTGTATCGAGTTGAATTTTGAAGGACCATTCCGGACCATCGTAACCATATTCACCAAGCGATTCATCGTAACCTCCTAATCGTTCGAAATCCGTTTTACGTATCATCCAGGCGCATCCGGTGAATCCCATCATCGGCTCAATAAGGTCTCCGCCCGTCGGCATTTTCGAGGTATGCCATTTCTCCTGGCAATCCGGGCTGATATATACGAACCCGTAATCCCCCGGCAGTTCCGTCTCGAAATCCTCCGCCATTGATTTGATTCTGGCGACCGCTATTGTGTTTTCATCGCAGGCGCATTTCAGGCGCGTGTCCCATCCTTCACTCATTCGGCAGTGTGCATCGATGATAAATATATAGTCCCCCGTCGCCCGCTTCACCGCATCATTGATTCCCTTGCGCCTCCCTTGCGGTATCGGATGTGTAATAACTTTCAATTCTCCCCACGATGCAAGCGGTTTTATAGGGTCGGCAAACCCATCAACAATTACGATTATCTCTAATTTGCCAGTTGCAGTTCCAAACAAACTTGTAATCGTCTTATTAAACCACTCCGCATTTTCATTTCTCCCGATTATAATCGCCGAGGTCTTAGCCCCGACCACCTCCCAGAAGTTCCTCGGCGGATATTTTTTGAGCTTCGGATAAGTGGTCGGGTTCGGGCAACCCTTCTCGCTTTCTAATTTGTTCTTCACGCCAAGATAACACTCGCAATATGGGCATCTGTCAATCCCCCCGCACGTCGAGCAGCAGACAATCCGCTCTGCGAATACCTTTTCATCGACTATCGCAAAACCTTCTTTTACCGCCCTTTTCGCAGCCCCGAACAGTTCCGAGGCCAGCGTTCTAAGGCCAAGTGTATTCTGCATCATCGCCTGCTGACGAACAGGAATTATTGGATTGATTAATTTTTGGCGGCTGATGTTTATTCCGCGTGCTCTTAAAAGATTTATCCTCTCATCATTTAACGGCATTGGCGCGACTACCATTCCTGCCGGATTTATTGTCTTGCCATCCCAGTTGCCCTTACATACATTATCACACCACGACACAGGCACGTGTTTCTTTACTATTTCACAATAACCATTTTTTAATTCGCAATTTCTCATATTCTCATATTTATGACATCAACGGATGAAGGCCAACACTTCCTCCAGTTACCGGGCCGCTACATGATATACATCCGGGATAAAGTCCGCAGCCATCATATTCTGTGCATTGTTCATAACACAATCTTGCATCTTCAGGAACGTCCTCATGAGAAAAAGACGGATAACCACAACACTGATTACTTCCGCCGAAGAAATCACAAAAATTTGGAGTATCCATTCTAAAAAAGGTTCGGTTATGATTATACGTGTGTGTAATATCGACCATTCCATAATATACAACCTTTGTAAATTCGTAAAGATTAGATACATACCAATATACGGTAGGGCCATAATACTCGTAGGTTATTCCGAATTGTTCACAATCTCCCTCTAAAATAAAACTGCCATTTAATAAATTTGCTCCATCATAATAACCGGGAAGCGAAGGGGGCCAACCAGGGCATGGGCAATCGTTAAAGGTTCCCGGATACGCACATATAGTTGGGTCAAGTGGATCGCATTTGACGCTTACAGGAAGAGGAGGATGAGCGCAATTGCCTATATCTGACGCCTCTAACAGAATATATCTTGGAACACCGTATGGGAAAGTATCGGCGCATACGGGGCATTCCGTAAGTGTTTCATAAGTCGTTGTCCCAGTCGTGGTAGTCGTGGTAGTCGTGGTGGTAGTCGATGAGCAGCAGGTTTTGCACCGCTTGCCATCCTTCATCAGTCGCTTATTGTCTTTCCTATATATCATGTTTAACAGGTTGTCGCGTCATCGATTATCAGGTTTGGCGCCGTCCACGTGCCATCTAATTCGTGCAGAACCGTAAGTGTATCACCGGCGGTCAGTTTCGGGTCAACATTGCCTGAAAGTGCATTGCTTCCGAGAATTATTTGGGGAGAGACTGTTATTGTAGAGGCCGCCAAAGACCAACTGCCGCCGGTATATCCCCATAATTTGCAGGTAAATGAGGATGCCTCTACCGATTGAATTTGTGCGGTGCGCGTAGCTCCTGCTGCGGTATCTGGGATGCCAATCCATTTGAAGCTACCGCCGAATAGTTCGACTGTACCGCTATCGTCTATCTCTACTTCTGCTCCCGCCTGCGACCACCCTAAATACGTCATTTCAGCATCGCTGAAGACATCAGTTAGCACAAATGTCCCGTTAAGAGTTTCATCTGATACACCGGCTACTGTAATAATTTGTCCTTCTTCAAAGGCGGTATTTAGAGCTATCGCTGCCTCCACAAGGCCGCTGCCATCTCTGGCTATTACTATGATATCAACTCCGCCGATAGGCAATTTTGTGGCCAGTAGTCTAACCTCGACGTCGAGGTTATGTTGGTCTTCTTCTGTAGGACAATTCTCATATAGGTTTAAGACTTCGACAATTTCTTCTGGGTCGCCATCTTCCTCAAACTTATCGACCGGGCCGCCGAGCCAATTCTCTGCCACTAATTTAAGCTTCTTACAGTTATACACGCCTGAACCGGCAGCATTTGATACGACCTCAAATACCTTGGTATTTTCTGCATCGGAGAGTGGATATCTTATCGCTCGCATGGCCTGAACGAATTCGCCGGGGGCGAGCTGCTCGTGCCTGGCAGCCAGGTCAATCTTGTCGATTTGATGTTGAGTTTCCGGTCTCACGGGATTTGCTCCACGGTTGCGGTCAGGCCGGCGATAGCATCGGGGCCAAGGGCGTCGGCGATGGCGGCGGCGTAATCGGTATTCTGCGACTCGCCGAAGTTAGCGGCGAAACTTCGCACGCAGAATTTGCGCCTCGAGCCGTGGGAATAGGCCGGGCTTTCCCACTGAAATTCGCCGTGGCCTCTGAGACCGTAATCGATAACGGCATCGGGCGCCGCGAAATTGAAGCCGGCGCCTGAATCGATATAAACATTGAAGCCCGTCGGTGCGATTTCCTGGTCTGTTGGCGTGTATCGCCAGCGGAGAAGCACCTTGCCGCCCGCCAGGGGCATCGCCATCAAAGATAACGGCTTATTAGGAGTCAACGTCCGCATTTCGCCGTCGGCGTCGATTTTAATGATGCAGACCGGGGAGTCGTGGCTTTCAAGTCCGCACGGAGCGACCTGGCGGCGGATAAAATGCCAGATAGTATTAGCCGGCAAGGTCTGACTCGGTATTGCGACCTGCGTGTCGTTGAGGTTCATCATTGCCACGGCCTGATAATCGCCGGCTCCGTCCTGCCTTCGATAAATCCGGTGCCCGCCGATAAAAACGAAATTTGCAATTAAGGTGTAGTCATCGTCAACGGTAACGGTAATCGTTGCATTTGATGGGTCTGTTGTTTTCCCCGCAGATACTGCGGTGCCGCTCCATCCTGTGAATTTATATCCTTTATGCGCAGTGACTGTTAGCTCGATTTGGCTCCCTTTATTCACTTCAATTACGCCGTCCTGCGGAGCGACCGACCCATGCTCGGATGTTACCGTTAAAATACTATGAGGAAATGATTCCACAGAATCTGAAACTCCCCCATCTTCCATAGACCACTGACCAAAAAAATTGTATTGTTGGAGATATGCTTTTATTTCTCCCCATATATCCCAGACGCCGTCCGTCAGTGACTTAAACAGGAATGTTTCCGCTAATGTCTCGGTATCGCTTATGGCTGAATCGTCGTCGTTAAATTCCAGATAACATCCGTCGTTGCACATAACAGCAAATGCCTCTGGGTTTACAGTGGCACCATTGCCATTATTATAAATAGCAGAAATTTCATCCTGAGATAAAATTTTGTCTTTATAATACCTGAACTGATCAAAGTAAGTAGTATTTAGGTGCGTATGGGGGTTGCCGCCATGATTGAACTCTATCAAAGACGGAGTTATTACTGTTGCGGCAAGCGATGATATGTCCGCAGAACCAATGAGAATTCCATTTATATATAAATTCATAAGCCCATCGCGGTTGAAAGTGGCAACCACGAAGATATTTGTATTGTTAACATAAGAACTGCTGGTAATTTCTATATAATTGGCCGGGTTGTCGTCCTGACTCATTATGCATCGCCATACACCTCCACCCGTATCAGGGTCAAACCAGATCATAACCAACGGTCCGCTGTTGCCTATCCCCTGCCTTAACTGAAATAGGGTATAATCGGTCCCCTGGCATCCTTCGTTGTTGTTTTGCCACCAAAAACACATGCTGAAGTCGCATAAATCTGGGTTAAAAAAATCTTCATAAAGGAAGATTTCACCGCTGATTCTGGCCTTTATTCTTTTACCCATTATTATTTATGCAACCCTCATGCATTCGATGAAGACTTCCACGTCGGCCAGCGAGCCGTCGCCGGCGACTGATAATGTCCCGTTAACAGCGATTATATTGTAGGTGTTGTCAATACATCCGACCCAGCAAAATCCGTGGGTTTGCTGAACTGCGATTGCGTCAGTTATCGCATTGGCGCCGTTTTTAACCTGGAAGGTTCCCTGGTCTTCGCTCAATGGGATGCCCCAGACGTTGATGACCTTGAATTTGAACGGCGCATTTGCATTATGGATAATAACGGTATTACCTGCCGTCAGTGTGGCTGTCAGAATAAATGATAGTCCGCCGTTTGCGCCGATATTTGCAAGATTAAAGCCGTTAAGAAAATCGCTTTTCGCGACCCCGGAATTATCCCGCATGAGGACCTTATTGGCATCGCCGGATACCGTTTTGATGCTCGTTACAGCTATATTGCTCAGCGTATTGCTATCGCCGTCGATTGTCTTATTGGTCAGGACCTGTGATGCCGTGGTAAATACCAGCGAGCCTAGATTGGTTAAGGTTCCCGCGATCATAGCGCTAAAGCCGATTGTCGCCGCTTCCGTGCCGTCCGCGACCGCCGTAAGCTTTATAATCAGTCGCCCGTATTCGATTTTTTCGGATGCCGCATTGCGGCCGTAGAACGGGATGCGGATTTCGTCATTGGCAGCCGGCGTCGTCTTGTCCCAAAATATCGGCAGCATTTCCGCCGAGGTCCCGGTTTCGGCGGTAACATTTTTGAGATATTGCAGTAGGGTTTCGCCCCGAAGGTCCCGGATGGCAGTAATAATGCCGTCCTCGTCCACATCGATTTCGGCAAGTTTGATATGTTCGGCTGTCGGCCAGCCGGTCCCGTCAATTGCTGACCCGATTGTGTTGTCGGCTGCCATCCAGATATAAGTTGTGTCGTTATCGGTCGGGTCAATCGCCTCGCCCGTTGTGAATGTTTTAACTGTAGTCTTGAAAAGATATTTCCCGCCGCGAATGTTGACCGTCGCCGGCGTCGGGCAGTAAATACCCAAGGCCGTAACCCAATCCACGGCGTTAATAATGCCATAAATCAGTTGCTTGAATTCTTCGAGGAAATTCGGGTTATGCGGTGTTAATAGTTCAATCCCACGAGCTGCAAGAAAATCGTCTATATCTGCCGAAGCAGGATAACCGCCTGTCATTGCTGAGTCAAAAGACATTTTTGTCCCTTTCTAAATTATCGGCGCCAGTGTGATATCGCCGATGATGATTTGCATTTGAGTTTATGGACCAGGACAATAAGTTGCGAAAGCAGGACCTCGCCTTCGAGCGGCCAGTTCTTGGGCAATTTGAATCCCAAATCTGATTCATTTAGCATAATCCAAATATGTTCTCTGCCGCAAAGCATCAATTCCTTATCGCTTTTCGCCTTGGCAAATCCCGTTAAAATATCGAGAGCTAAACGTTCGCGGAGTTGTTTTATCAACTCGATTTTTACTATTTCACCGTCCATCGTTTTTTCTCCTCTGATTTTTGAATCTTGTTATAACGGCCCGCAAGGCCGCCCGTTGCCTCTCCAAAGCCAGGATGTTTTCCTGTCGCCTTTTCATCGCTTCGCTTTTTGCTTTAACTATCGTCTCGAGTTGGGCAATCCTTTCATTCGCGATCTCAAGATCTGATTTTCCCGGATAATATTGCCTGTGACCGTTCGGACAAAAAAAAGATTTATGTGACCTTCTGAATTCCGCATGCAGGACATCCGGCATTGCAAAAACAATGCCGCATTCTATACATGTTTCCTGTGCCATCAATTTCCCCCCATCGTCGCTACGCCGCACGGGATGCGGTTATCGAATAATATTCCCTGCCCGGTTTTGTCGATGAATTTCTTGCGTAATGATATCTCCGCAAGCATCTCTTTAGCATCGATTGCCCGCCCCTCGTTATATGCCTTCCATTTTTCGATGTCCGCAGTGAGATAGTAGCCGTCCCGGCTGTTGGCGACAATCATTTCGCCGTTGTCGCGGAGCTGCTTGACCAGCGCCCGTATATGCCGCCTTTGCGACTCGTGGCAGCCGGCGATTCCGAGGTGCACGGCGATTTCTGCAGCCGTCATAAACTTATCGGCCCGCTTTAAAATCCCCAGGCATTCCGCCACCTGGTCAGTTGTTATATTCGGCTCATTCATGCGACTTTCACCTTGCTCTGCTCGGTAATTCCGCTGCCGCATTTCGGACAACGGTCTAACGGCGGCCTGCTATCGGATGACCAGCCGCATTGAAAACATTCGAATCGGGCGGGCCTTTGAAATTCGTGGCCATTGGATAACTTCCGAATCAAGGTGTTTTGCTTGCGATGTTCAACGGCCCTCGCGTGAGCATATAACCGGACCTCAGGTGAATGACCATTTCGTCTCAGGTTACCTGCCCGGTCAATCAGGATAAGATTATTCGGATCATCGTTCATTGTATCCTTGTCGGCGTGGATCGGGAAAAATCCTCGCGGTATCGGCCCGTATGTCTTTTCATAAATATACCTGGCATATTGAATCCACCTGTCTCGCGGCCTGCCATCGTCTTTAATCTTTATCCATTGAGACGGAACCTTCCTTCTTCTGCCGTGCTTTTCGCCGTTGAGTTTTGACTTATGATAACGAACGGAAATAAAACCAATATGCCGATATTTCTGTGCGGCGTTGCCTCTTATTTGGCCTGGCTTAAATCGTGTCTCTGCCGAGCGACCGCCTGCGCAGAAATGCGTCCCTTTATTCCACATTTTATGGCCCGGCTGCCATCGATATTCTTTGCCGGCACGACTTAAATGCAATCGGCGAATCCGGTCGAATTCCTTTTTGGTTAACCGGCTTAACAGGATGTTGTGAATTGTGTCGTAACCTGTTTCGTATTTGCGCCTAAGCGAATCGACACCGACGCCCTCGACCCATTCACAGGCAATCTTCGCTGAATCAACTATGGCATCCTTTTTACTCATGTGCCTTTTTGTATCCGTCTAATTCAAATGGTCCGCCGCTTTTGTTGATAACGGCTCGACGAAAAACGCATCCTTGGTTTTTCGCCGGGCCTTTACAGTAGCCAGTTCATCATCCGTGAATTTGGCCAGCGCTTCTTTATCCACTGATTCCTTGACGCGGATGCACGCCTTCTGTTTAGCCGGCGTGAAAAACTGTTTGATTCGTTCAAGCGTGGTCCCGGCCGTCTCGATTGCCGTGCTGAGCCGCCAGCCGAGAATTCCGAAATCTAATTTGCGGCTGCGTGCCTCGCCGAAGTCCTTTGTGTGGGCCAGGGCGAATTCCTCGAGTGATTTAACGAGCAGGTGTGACCGCCCCTGTAGTTGCTCGACCCGGCCTTCGAGGTCGGACTTGACGACATTGATATCGGCGGTTGCCTGTTGTTCCGCCGCCTTGATAGTTTGCTCGATTTCGCCGATTTCCTTGATGAGCTGGTCCGCGTGCTGCCAGTCCTTAACATTTACAAGCGGCTGTTCATTCGATTTGATTCGAGTCATGTTGGAATTCCTTTTCCTCGCCTGCTATCGCGGCGATATCATCCAGTGTTTTGCAGTTCGTTCCGTTTTTGCGATTGAACATCGCCTTAAGCGCCTCGATGATTTCGTAACCTTCTCGCGGCGTTAATTCGATAACGGTATATGCCCGCTGCTTGGTTTGGCTTGCGATAAAATTATGCAGATGTGTATTGTCCCAGCCGAGATCGCCCGCCAGGTACCTGATTGCCTCGCTTTGAGCAAAACTGATTACGTGATCGCCGGCGGCGACTTTTTTACGATAAAAATCCTCCGCCTGATTCGGCATTCGCCAGCCGTATGATTCGCAGATAGCGAGCAAATCCTCGAGCTGCGAGTTATTGAGTTGTTTGCAACTCGTAACCTTTCGGCCATCCGGCTGAGTATATTTAGTCAGCAGCAGCCGATACCGGCCGTCGAAGTTCGATGTCCGGATTCCCGCGACTTTACAGGCGATTTGAACAAGTTTTATTTGCTGATTATTCAACATTTAAACACCTGTTATTCGCCCCCTGCTTCGGACCTTGCCAGGAATTTATCGTGCCCTTTTTTCGCTTGTTTGGTTTCCCGCATCCGGCTTAACTGCAATCGCATCTTTTCGTTTACCGGCCTTTTATTTGCTGATTTGCGGTCCTGAATTATCGTCCACAACGTTTCAGCCAATTGCGACATCGAGTCCGCTTTGAGCAGGAAGCACAACCTGTTGATTTCGCCTAAGGATATATTCCTGAGGTGAATCCACAGGCCCGCTATCGTTTGGCAGGCCGGGCTATCGAGATGATGGTTTAGTATTTCCTGCGTCATAATTTTTAAGCCGATTTCTTCATTGCCTGTGTTTCTTCGTTCTGGTCTTCCAGTATCTCCACCGGCAGCCGGCTCTTTACGGGCAGGTCAAGCTGCTTGATTGCTTTGTATATTAATGCCGCAGTTATCTGGGCAACACCGGCCGTGTGTAAAGCGGTTATGATATATTGACATGTCCGCATCCGGCCGGAACCCGGCGATTTGCATATTTGCCTCAGCAGTGATATTGCATCCTGGGTCAGCCGAACGCCGCCGTATTCATAGAGTTTACGAATGTCCTCAGGCGTATATAATCCGCCGTCCTTATTGCCCGCCAGGGCCGACAGGTCAAGTATGCCTGTGAGCCGGGACCGCAACTGGTCCAGCGACTCAAATCCTCTCCGGGTCGTCGGCAAAAGTATCGTCTTGGCAAGATCGCCATTACCCGCCAGTATCAAGGGACATCTTGATTTACATACGATAATCTGCCTAAGCTGATTGAGTTGTGAGACATTGAGAGAAGATGACTCGTCTAAGATTATGATTATGTGCCTGTTTTGTAAATGCTCAACAAGTCGTTGCGTCACGGTCGCAAGCGACCCGGACGAATCGAGGTGTAATTCTTTTGCCATTGCGGCGAAAATCAATGTTGAATACATTGTCGAATCTAACTGAACGTAGATGCTGTTTTTATTTGCCTCGGCGTATGCTTGTAAACAGCGTGTTTTGCCGCTTCCCGCGTCGCCGATGATGACTGCGATTTTACCTTCGTCGTCGCATGCCGCTTCGGTATTGGCGATCAGGGCGCCTATTTTTTTCGCAATTGCGGTATCAACGAATTGCGGGCCTCTATCCTGCCTGCTCTTACGGTCATAGGAGTTGATGAGGTTTACAACCTTGTTCACTAATTCATCGAGGTTGCCCGGATATTTATTAGCCAGGAATTGACTTATTTTAGAACTGCTGACATCCAGCATCCGGGCGATATCCGCCTGGGCAAGATTTTGTTCGTTCATGAAAAGGCGAAGTGCATCTGCTTTTTTCGCGGCTTCTGCCTTTGTCATATCCATCGGAATCCTTTCTCTGATTATCTGAGCATCCTGCTCTAATTTGGTTCGAATGCTCTTATCTTCCATTTTTTAATTTTGAAAAATCAAAATTGATTTCGGTCGTATCTTCCTTTGATTTTAATGATGAAAAGTCGATATCCAGCACCGTTTCTACTGATTCCGCCCCGGCCGCCCTTCGCACGTGCTTGAGCACTTCGAGCCGTTTGTGTTCCGATACCTGGTTGTTTAAAGGCGTGATGACTGGTCTTATCGCCGCCTGCGTTGGATTGATTTCGGAGCGAAGCGCAGACCTCACAGTCGTTTGTAATTTTTCGGAGGAAAATTCTTGCGAGGCACGTCTCGCTCTGATGGCGAGGTCCGTCAAATCCATAGTCGCGGTTAATGATTTGTCGCGGAATTGTTTTGCGATATTGACTGCCCGGCGCTTCTCGGTCGAGGCCTCGCGTAAGTCCTCCTCCGCGACGCCGGCGCCGTATTGAACTAACCGTGCCTGCTCGGCGATTGTGATTAACCGCAGCGTCGCCGAATCGTAAACGTAAATCCGGGACATATCCGCCGGGTCATAACAGCAGCGGACCTTCTGGCCCTTATGTGCTGCTAATTCCATATCGTATTGGCCGAAATATAGTCCCTTGAATTGCACGCCGTTTTTGCCGACGATCAATTCCGGCGACCATACCCGCATCAATAAATCCGATACGCCTTCCTGCATAATTCGTCGGCTGGTCCGCGTATTGAATATCTGCATCGGCGTCCGGTCTTCCATTCCCCAGCCGGTATGGAGCGAGTGATTATATGTCTCGACGTATTTGGCGAAGACCTGCTCGAAACTATCGAGGGTGTAAGCCCCGACTATTGTGCCGGGGTCGCTCAGCGTTTCCCGCAAATCATCTGGCTTGTCATCCGCATATTTGCCGGCGTAAGTTGCGATTGTCTTTGTGAACTGATTATCGACGGTGTCAAACCAGCGTTCGAGAATACCCTTTGATTGCGGGTGATATGGGATTGCGAATGATACCGCGACATTCATATATCCCCACAGCCCGGCTAACCATTGCTCATCAAGATACCCTCGGCCCAGGGCACGTCGCTGCTTCTTAGTTTGTCCCGTCCACATTTGAGAATCATAGTCGCGGCCGTTGTCGATCTTGACCGAGTCGGGCAGGCCGTATTTATCCACGGCATTTTTCGCGGCTAATAGAATTGTCGTCTGATTAGGCGAGGTCGATATATGCCAGCCGACTAAGGCCCTCGAGCGCATATCCATCCAGGCCGTAACCCAGGGACGCACCCACTGGTTACGATATCGAATCCAGCAGTTGAATTCCGCATGGTCGCCCACCCAGATTTGCCCGGGCGCTATTGAGTCGGGGTCAGTGATTATATAAGGGGCGAATTTCGCCTCGTATGCCGCCATCCCTTCACGCAGCAGGGTTTGAACGTATGCCGGTATCGCCTTATCGACGAATCGATACATCACGTTAAGGGATGGTATCTTCCAGTTTTTTTGCTGGTCCCGGTTGATAAAACTGACCGTTTGCCAGCACATTTTAACCGTCTGTTTTTGTTTGGTCAGATACAGCGATTTAAAATATTCCCAGGCATCGGGTGAGATTACATCGTTTACGTTCGGCCTGCCTCGTTTATCGACTAAGCCGAGGATACCCTGCTCTTTATAAAGCGATATCCAGCGATGCAGCGTCCGGACGGGTATTTGTTTTTGCGTGGCGAAATCAATAATCGCATCGAGCCGGTTCTTGCCTTCGCGTTTGTAAGCGGCCGCGAATTTCTCACATTCGGCAATTATTCCCAGCCGCTTGATTGCCTCGTCTCTTTTAGGTGCTGCGATATCCTTCAGTTCTTCCGAATTACGAGCGACCAGTGACGAGTCACTTATTAGGTTGGGATGCGAATCAGCCGGTATCTGCCAGTCACCATTCCTTTTAAACGCTCCGGGCAGTTTGTTCTGGGCGGCCAACTGCTGCACTCGCCCGATACAATATCCCAGGCGGTTTGCGGCCTCAGTCACTGTCAACATAGCATTAGTCATTGCCATCGAACATCTCGTCGATTTTCTTTAGAAGATTGCCGAGTGCGCCTTGCATCACTTTTATATTTGTCCTGAATTGACTCAATTCAGGCGTGATTTCTTTTATGAAGTCGCCGCCGGGGCCTGTGATTATCGGCGCAGGTCTCGGCAAATCGGTAAGAATGGTCCATTCGTCCTGCGGCTGGCATTTATCAATCTTCATGCCGCAGACATCGATAAGGTGCCCGGATAGTGTGTATTCTTTGTATTTGTGTATTATCCAGTGTTGTCCCTTGGCGAACTGGATTACGGCATACCCGCAATTGCATTCGAAGCACCAGCCGAAATATGTGCGTATTTTGTTCCCGTGTTTATCGATCTCGTGCGATATGACCTGCGGATAGGGCAGGCCGCCGAAACATATCGGGCAACGGATATCCGATGTTATTTTCGTCGCCGTCTTTACTTCTAACGGATTATCGTATTCTATTGGCATCGTTAACTTGCTATTTTGTGCAAAAAGGTATCTCCTGTTTCTAAAAAACAATCCCCAAAACACCAAGTCATTCGTATATCTGATTTTATGCTTTTTAGTAGTTCAAGAAATTCGATTTCTGCATCTATAAAAATTTTCTCTCCTTTTGTTACGAGAAAATCTCCATCATATTGCATTTGTCTATATCTTTCATGAAACAGCATATCGTCGATATCCCAATAATAGGATAAAACGCCATCTTTTTCACGTCTATGCTTTTCAGTATCAATATTGGCTAAAGCAATTTTGGCTTGACTTTGCAATTGACGACCTTTTTCTATGAGTTCATTCGATTCTTTTATCTTGGCCAATCTACCCATCCAAGACAAATCTAATATTCTTTTTTTTGCTGCGTTAATTTCCTTCATGTACCTAAAATCCTTCATGTTCTTCGCGATAAAATTACCCCGCGATAAATTTATAAAGAGCAAAACCTAATACTGCCCAAAAATAAATACAGATGGCCGTCATTCCCAACATCAGCAGCGGCATCCACCAGTCGATTCGTCGTTCGTTTTTTGTATTTAGTATTTCGTTCATTTCCTCGCCTCCGCATATTTACTATTTGCCATTTGCTTTATACTTTGCTTAAAGTGTTGCTCGCATTGCCAGCGATTCAATGCCTGGCAGAATTTCGGTCCTGCCTGATATTTGGGCGTTCCGCAGTCGTAACCGAGCGATTCAAGATATTGAACTTGCTCTTCGATTGTTGGTTGTTTATATGCTTTCGACTGGCATTCATAACCGCCTCGAAGCGCCCACCCCATCCACGTAAATAGACAGATAATCGCCAGCCAGCCGGCTATTTGCAAAAGCCCTTTAACCGCCTCATAACACGTTGTTATTGCATTTTTATACACAATTCAAACCTTCGTTAATTTCGCGTAATCAGCGTAGCGCAGCGAAGTCTCGTGAGTATTGGCGAGTGAGATGGCTAAAAAAGGGAAGGGCGACTCCAAGCCGCCCTTCCACCACACCGTATTAGGAGAAAACGAAAAAGTCCATTCGCCCATCTCTGGGCGAATTTGCTCACGCGCCCTTGCCTGACCATGCCTGGCGGTCGCAGACCTCAACAGATTATCGAATCGAAAATAAAGGTGAGGGCTTGCGCCCGGGGGGAGATACAAGCCCTCTTGGGGAGAACGGGATGATTGCTGGCCGGGATGGACCCACACCCTAAGTCCATCCCGTGCCTTCAGGAGGTCCCTGCCCGTGAGGGCAGGAATGAGGAAAAGAACCAAAACAGAAAGGAAGAGAGTTATCTTCAAATCACCAATCAGCAACCGGTAATCGAAAATCTTCTTGACTTGTGTCCCGTTATTTGTTATCATATTCCCATTCACGGAGGAGACCTCATATTTCAAAGCCCGGAACCATTCCGGGGTTATTAACTATCCGGCGGGCTTCCCGGCCCGCCGGTCAAAATCAGCCGCACGTCGGCTGAGTAGAACTAAAAGTAATATTGTTTTGTTTCATATACTCGTCGCATTTTTCATGGAGGAATTTCTTGGCAAGGGTATTAACTTTAATATGACCAATGTTCAATGCAACCTTTTGCAATTTGGCGATAATCATCAAATCGTTTTTTCCTGCGGCGGCATTTATTCTGACGTTTTCACCTATCTCGTTTTTTGCCTTTGCCATTTTCAATTCCTAAAATTCTCTTATTCAACAATCTACACTTATCTCGGCATACGTCAAGAGAAAATGGAAGAAATTTACGCCTTTTTATGCCACATAAAAGAAAAATACTCCTAACTGTTTGGTAATAAAGAACTTGCGATATGCAAAATATTTGCGAAAATCTTGTTATGAAGGAAAAATTTAAGACATCAATACACATAACCGGCCCAGCCATCGAGGCGTATCAACGATTGATTCGCCGATACAGTGCCAAGTTGGCTGTTTCGGCCGCCATATATGCCTTTGAAAAAATCGGCGCCGATGAGCAATTGAAATATATCGACCTCGTCTCTGGAGAGCAAATTCCTGCGGAGGCCTCGCCTGGTTCACGACAACAACTAAGAAACGCTATGATCCAATTGAAGGAAATGGTCGAAATCGAACGGCAGCAACCGGGCACGATTTACCATGTTCTCAATCCTGAAGAGCAAAAGGTGCTCGATGACTTCCGCAAAATAATGACTCTCAAAGAACCGCAAAAACAAAAAAGAGCATAAATTTTCCTTGACTCTCCCCATAAGCGGTTTAGAATGCCTCTATAATCGTTTTTTAAGGAGTTGAGAAAATGAAAAACAAAATCTTCTTTGTTTTAGTAATTTTGTGCATCTTCCTTCCTTGTTTCGGAAGCGAACCCAATGAACCCAATGGGCCAGACAACGGCTTAAACAATGATTATAGCTCAATGGAAGCACGTTTAATTGCGCTCGATGAACGACTTGACGCGTTGGAGGATAGAATTATTCAACTCGAGTCCGGTTCTTTGGATTCGGAATCGAACGATGTAAAATGTGCGACCGGTGTTTCCAAAGACCCGAACAAAATCGCCTTGCGGATAGAACGGGCAAAAAAGCAAATCCAGGATTCACAAACTGCCATTATTCTCGCTCAAACAAATATAGAGAGTTTGCCTTCGCCCCCACGTCCTTCCCTGGAAGATAAATTGAAAATACTCGATGACCAATGGAAATTATTAACCCAAATAGAAGTTAATTATCAAAAGATAATTCGGTGTGCGAAAAAAAATCCTGAACTTGCCGTCGATACCATTTCAATCCAAAAAAGCATTGTTGAGTGCCAAAACCAAAAAAAACAGGTTGAACTTGATAAACAGCGAATCCTTGATATAATGCAGAGAAACGCCAATGCATATCACAATCGCGCAAAGACGGCCCCGGTTAATGTGAAAAAATAGTAATGACAAACTTTGCTATTATCCGATAACTACTTTTGTTAAGATAATTTATTGACGATTGTTCCCGCAGTCGTCAAACGAGCAATATCACGCTCGTCGGCTGAGTAGAATCAGTTGGCGAGCGTTGTTTTTTGTTTGTGACAAAAACTCAATTCTTGCCTCAAAAACAAGGATTATTAGCGAAGTTCCACTGTATGGAACGTAGCCCCGCAGTCGTTTGAATTTTTCGCAGGAAAATTCTTGCGGGGGAAAGGAATCCGTATGAAGCGTTTTCTTCTTCTCGTTCTCATAATCTTCACGGCAGGGCCGCTGATTATCCAGCCGGCTCATTCTGCCTGCTCGACTGACCCGAATAGCCCCACCATCTTGCCCGGATTTACCATTACTGCCGGGAAAACAATTAATTGGCGAGTGAGGGCGATTGACTCGGACTATGGTATTTACGGCGGCTATGTCGATGTTGTGGCGGGCAGCAATCCGGTGTGGGTAATATTCGGACCGAGAATAGCTCCTGATGTGAATCAATATGTTTTCGCACCGAAAAATCTTACCTGCGATGGCAATATGGCGGACCCAAACACCACGCTAATCGTATCGAGGCAAATTACAATATCGCCACCTGTAATTTTTACGGGTAATTCCGCGATCAACTTTTCAACAACAGATGCCAATGGAATCAGTTATTGGCGCATCCCTTTCGCTGTAATCCCCCCGCCGAGAATAGGCATGTCGGGGGATGCGGGGGCTGACCAAAACAAATAAAAGATGTTTAAGAAGTGCCCGGATTGCGGCAATGAATATGAAGTCAATGAAGAAAATTTTTATCACACTGAATACACCGGCAACGGCCTTACGGATATTTGCAAGGGATGCTGTAAAAAACGCAGTGTGGCATATCATAAATTGCACCCGGAAAAATACAAATACTCACCAAAGCCGACAGCCAACCGGATCCGTTATTACCGCAGGGGATTTAGTTGGCTTGGAGTGTTTCAATTTTATGGAAGGAATTTTGCTTTAAGAAGTAACGGCCAGCTCGGCCACTTGGAAAGAATGAATATTTATATGAAAACTCAGTAAAGGATTAGGCGAAGTCCCGTTTTATGGGGCGAAGTCCCGGCAAAGCCGGGGGAAAGGATTCTAATTATGTTTCATAAAAAACAAATCCGTGTCAATCCGTGCAATCCGTGGTTAACGATTCTCTGTGCTCTCTGTGTCCTCTGTGGCTTGACTTTCTTCGTTGGCTGCGACCAAACCTCCGCCCAGCGAATCGCCGAGGTAAAGGCAGTCGTCGATAAGGCCAATATCCTCAATCAATCCGTCGATGCCGGGATTACTGAGTTACAAACCGTGGCGCAGGCCAGCCAGGCGTTACTGCTCGATCCTAACGTCCCGGAATCGATGAAGCCGGCGATATCGCAGGCACTGCAAACAGCTTCGGCGAAAATTACTCAGTTGCAGCAGCAGAAGGCAAAGATAACCGCATCCCTCGCTCAATGGCAGGCAATTTTGAATCAGACGGCCGCCGAAGGCAACGATATCGGCTTGACTCAGGAAATTCAAACTTATGCCTCGATGACCAATGTTTCTGCGTCTTATTTGCCAGCGCCTTACAACGGCTATGTTTATTTAGGCAGCGCTTTAGCAGCCATTTTAGCCGGCCTCATTGCCTCAGTAATCAAAAATCTCCAGCAGAGCGGGCAGATTAACAGTTCAAAATCGGTTTTGACCGACCTTGTGATCTCCGTCGATTCTTTGCTTGACCCCAAAAACGCCGTGATTCCGCCTGATAAAGTCGAGGCGGCCAAAATTGTTCTGCAGCAAAATCAGACCGGCTCGACTCAGGATGCCGTCGATGCCATCCACGACCCGATGAAAAACACCGCCCCGACGAATTAAAACGAGAAAGGATTCTCCGTGGAAAAATTCCCGTGGTCTCTCGTTGTTACTGTTGTAGGCGCCCTGATGTCGCTTATCGGCGCCCTGATACTTTACAATCTTCAATCAATCAAGGCCTGCGTCCGCAAGGTTACTGAGCGGCTCGATAAGCAGGATTCAGCCATCGATAAGCAAAATGACAATATCGCCTCCATCAAGGAAAGTAACGATGTTCTCGTCAATTCGCTGGCCAACTGCAAAGTTGATTGTCACCGAAATTTTGTCACCGGCGAGGCATTTCTGCGAGAGACCGGCTTTATGCGTCGCACCCTTGAGACACAGACAGCGTCTCTGAATCGAATGGAAGGCCAGTTGACCATAACCGAAAAGTTGCCGGAAATCGTCGGCGAAATCAGCCGCAATATCGTCGCGGAGATGAAGAAAGGGTAAAAAATGAGCGATCCTGAAGCAACTATTTACAAGCAGATACTCTTGTTCGTTCTCGACTGTCTTAATCGCGTTTACCCATCTCCTTTGCAGGTTAGAACATTATACAGAGTCGTCATCGGCTTATTTAACAACTATAGCAAATCACTGATGAACAAAGACATCGCCTTCCTCAAACAAAAGGGCTATATCGAATATGTCGATTCAAAAATTGATAGTGATCCTGAGTTTATGGATAAATGTGTCGGTTTGACCGCCAAGGGCAAGGAAATAGCAATGCGTATTCAGACCGACCCGGCGCTGGAGATTTGAACCACAGATTATGCAGATTTTGCAGATTAAACTCTATGGTCTCTGTGTCCTCTGTGGCTAAAAAAAAGGTGAAAAAAAAGAGAAAGGATTCTTATGTTAAAGGACACAAAAATTGACATCGGCCTGGTTGTGATGTGCTTACTCATGCTTGTCGCTAATTTACTCTTCGGCTCCACGACCTTCACAACCTCGAAAAACAGTTACTTCGGCCGCGAATCGTCCGTTGAAAAATTGACCGTCTCTGTTGTCCCTGTTCACAAACAGGACGTCAACGATCACAACGATGTTAATTCGACCGCTACCGATGGCAATTCAATCTATGGTGAGCTGCGGCGGATTACATTATCGGCGACCGGCACCGATGTAAATTTCACGGTCGCTGTAAAGGATGACAAGGGCATAACGCTTTTCTCGAAGACCGACTGTAATACGGCCTTGCTGCCTTTGAGTTATGCCCTCGATATGAATAATTCGATTGCCACGCGGTATCCGGGTATTTATGTCGCCGGTCCTTTGACGGTGGAGACAAATTACGTTGACCCGAACACTGTAACCGGCCTGACCGGAATAAATGTAACATTCTACTACCAGCGATTTTAATGGCACAAAGAAGAACACATAGTTCGCTCGATAAATTGCCCGCCTCGCTGAAAGACGAGCTGATTCGTATGCTCGTTGACAACGAGTATCCGATTGAATTCGCGGGCGATAAAACCGGCAAGCCCAAATACGAGGACATCGTCGCCTATTGCAAGCAGCGGGGCCACATCGTCTCACGTTCGGCGGTTGGGCGGTTCGGTATGACGATGCGGACGATTAGCAGGATGAAGCAGGCGGGCCTGATTACACGGGAGGTTATGAAAGGCCTTACCGACGAAAAGGCCTCGGCAACACAAAAGGCCGTCGCGGAAATGGTTACGGCTGTAGGTATTGAGTTCATCAGTTCGAATGAAACTTTTACTGCCAAGGAAATCAGTGAGGTCGCCAAGGCCATCAAGGATTGTGCTGCCGTGGCTATCGCCTCGGACAAATACACCCGCGAGCAGCTCACCAAGAAAGTCGCCGCAGCGACCGAATCGACGAAGGCCAAGCTCACAAAGGCCGGCGTTGACAGGAAACTGATTCAGGAAATCATAGATGAGCATTTGGGAGTCGTAAAATCATAGAGACCCAGGCCAATACGTTGCCGAAAGGTTATTTCCTGCCATATCAGCAGGACTGGATTCTCGACCAGTCCAACGCGAAGATATCGGAGAAGAGCCGTCGTATAGGTATGACTTACGCGGATAGTTACGAGACCTGCCGTGAGCGAAACCTTATCGACCATCGCCGCGACTTATGGTTCTCAAGCGCAGATGAATCGGCTGCCCTCGAATATGCCCTTTATTGTAAGCAATGGTGCGAGCTGATGGATATCATTATCAGGGAAATCACCGAGCAGCTCGAAGATGAGAAAAAGCAAAAGTATAATAACTACGTCATCATATTTCCCAACGGCTCCCGCGTAAACTGCATGACCAGTAATCCCCGCCGATTCAGGTCCAAGGGCGGGGATGTGGTCCTCGATGAATTCGCCTGGCACGATGAGCCGGGCCTGATGCTCGATGCAGCTCTACCCACGACGACGTGGGGTTATAATATCCGGGTGCTGTCAACTCATAACGGCGAGGAGTCGGAGTTTAACCGGATAATTTCGCTGGTCAATAAAGTCAAGAATGGCGAATTGTCTTTTGACGAGGCGCATTCTCTTCACTGGTCATTGCACAGGACGACGATTCAGGACGCCGTCGCCCAGGGTCTCGCTGAAAAGGTTTACAAGCTCGACCACGTTGACCAGGTTGCACGTCAAAAGTTTTTGAAAGAATGTCGTGCCCGCTGCCGCAACGAGGATGCCTGGAATCAGGAATATATGTGCAAGCCCTCGACGGCCTTGCTCGCCCTTATCCCTTATGAATTATATCAATCGTGCGAGGATGCAAACTGCCTGCAGGAACTTGTCCCGCATACAAAAGAACGCCGTGAATATTATCTCGGCGGCGATATCGGCAGGGTGCATGACAGGACGGTCTTCTGGATTGATGAGAAGGTCGCCGACCTGATGATTTCCCGCAAGGTAATCAAGCTGCATAAAACTCCGTATCATGCCCAGTTGCAGATGCTTTGTGATTTGCTCGTCAATCAGAATATCCGTCGCGCCTGTATAGATGCGACAGGTATCGGCGATATGCTCGTCGAGGAGGCGCAGAGGATTCACGGCTCATATCGTGTGGAGGCGGTCAAATTCACTAATGAAATCAAAGACCATCTCGCCTCTCTCGGTCGCGGTTTATTCGAGGACCGAAGGTGTCGTGTCCCCGATGATCGCGAAATCCGTGATAGTTTTCATACCGTCCGCAAAATTATGACCTTATCCGGCAATATCCGTTACGATGCTGCCTCGACCGAATCCGGCCACGCCGACGACTTCTGGGCATTTAACCTGGCCAAAGAAGCCGCGAGGACATCCGTTACGCCTGAATGTATTTTGCTATGACAAAATCCAAAACAAAAAGCGGAGCCCTTGGCGGAGTCTCGCTTCGGCGAGATAAATCACGTTCTAAAGCGTCTCGCTCAGCAAGGACCAAATCGGCCGAGAGCAAATCTATGCCGTGGTGGGATATCTTTTTTGGCGCCGATGAAATTGCGAGATCCGAGAGTAAGGCGAAGGCGCCTTACAAGCAGGTATCGCTCGTTTATACATGCGTTAATGAGCTTATAAAAGGTATTCAATCGCTGCCCCTGGTATTGTCAACTATCGATGAACGCATCGTGGAATCCGGCCCTGTTTATGATTTGCTTTTTAACGGCAAACAATCCTGGCAGCATTTTGTCGAGCAGACCATCGGCCATTTCGCCTTGTCGCATGATGTCTTCTGGATTTTTCTCGATGACCAGGGCAATCCCGATATAGGCGGCGTCGGCTCGAAGACCAGGGAAATCTACGTCGTCAGCGGCACACAGATGCGGGCAATGACGGATACCGGCTCCGAATCCGGCAATCTCATCGGCTGGGAATATTTCGGCCGTAACGGAGAACATGCACTATTTACGCCGGCCGAGGTCTGGCAGTGGAAAGGTTTTGACCCTTATAGAAAATTTCACGGTCTCGCCCCGATAGTCGCGGCCGCTAATGATATCAATTACACCTTTGCGGCCTCGCTTTATAACGCCAGCACGCTTGCCAACGGAGCAGAACCCGGCGCTATTCTGACAACGCCCGGCAAACTCGATGATGACCAAATCCGAATGTTGCGAGAGCAGTTCGATGCCCGCCACAAAGGCGCAGGCCAGACCAAGCGAACCGCACTGCTTACGGGCGGTCTCGATATTAAAACAATCGCGATGAAGCTTGCGGACCTCGAAGTCGCCGAAATAACAAAGATGAGTGACGCCAAAATCTGCTCGACCTTTGGCGTTCCCCCCGGCGTCGCGGGCCTGATAACCGAAGCGCAGTACTCCCACGGTCCTGCGATGCGACAATTTATTTTTAATACTATATTGCCTCTGGCTGGCTCTTTCGCCGGCAATATTGACACCGGCATTATTTCCCGATTCACATCTTCAAAATTATTTGGCGAAAATTTCCCCGCCATTGCCCGAGCGCAGGCCAAGTTCTTTACGGGCAGCCGGTCGCTGCCCATGACGCGCAATCGCTTCTATCGCGAATCACTTCAAAAGGCAGTCCGTTCCCAGGGCAAGGTCTTTGCCTGGTTTGATGCCAATCAGCATCCCGTTGTCCAGGAGGCGATGCAGGAATCCGCCGAAAAGGCGTTGAAGCATACCACGTACGGCGTCAAACTCAATAACATCATCGAGGCCTACGATTTGCAGTATGAGACGGTCCCTTGGGGCGATGATTGGTGGATTGCTATGGGGCAGATTCCGGCGCGTTACACCCTCGAAGCAGGCCCCGGTGGAACAGCTAATCCGCCATATCCCGGCGAGACGCCGCCTGAGACAGAACCCCTGCCTGAACCAGAGCCGGGCAAATCAGTTAACGAACATCGAGTATCCAGTATCGAGAATCAAGAATCGAAAGCAGATGATGCACGCCGCCTGCGGATATGGAATAACTGGAAAATCTCCTGGGCAGGCATCGAGCGGGAATACAAAGAGCAGCTTCGAATCCTTTTCGTTCATCAGCAAAATGAACTGATAAAAAAACTCCGCTTGGCTGCTATGCTTCCAAACAAAGGCGTGGAATCAGTGTTTAAACTTTCCCCTGATGAGATAATTGCCCGCGTCGTTTTCGATTTGACCATCGAAGACAACAAAGTCCGCGTCATCAATCAGACCTTTTTCGACAAGGCCTCTGAACTTGGCATTCGCCAGGTCTTCAATGAAATCGTCGGATTGACCGGCGATAAGCTCAATGAGCAAACGCAGGCCGCGAAAAATTCTATCTGGCTAAAAGGCAAACTGTTAATCAGCTCGCAAAAAATAACCGGTATCAATCGCACTACCCAGAAGTTGGTGGCCAGCCAGCTCAAAACAGGTCTCGAATCCGGCGAGACCGTAAACGATCTTGCTAATCGTATCGGTCATGTCCTCGGTGAAAACCGGGGACGCGCCCTGAATATTGCCCGCACACAGACGGCGGGCGCCGTGGGATCTGGCAGGCACACGGGAATGAAGGCGGCCGGTGTCGAATTGAAGTCGTGGTTAACGGCCGGTGATGAGACGGTCCGCTCGGCTCACCGCGAGGCGGGACAGAAATACGCCGACGGCATCGCCGTCGATTTGCCGTTCGTTGTAGCTGGCGAAACCCTGATGTTCCCCGGCGATCCCTCCGGCTCGGCCGGAAATATTATCAACTGCCGCTGCGTCGAGCTGGCCAAACTTGCCGGCGGCAAATCATTTGACTTGGCCTATTATGAAAATGTTAATTTTGCGGTTAGGAGCTGAAATATGGATCCGAAATTCAATTTTTTCATAGTCAAGGCCATCGACACTGAAAAAAGAACTGTAGATGCTACCGCATCCACCGGCGATCTTGACAGAGACAACGAACGGATTTTGCCTTCCGCCTTTAATGATATCGATTCGTTTAAATCTAACCCTGTCATTCTGGCTACTCACCAACATCGCCTCCCAAGCGGCTCCTCTCCGGTCATCGGTTCGGCTATCCCTGAATCAATCTCGATTGGTGCGAATGAAGTCACCTTTAAAATGCACTTCGCCGAGACGCCGCTGGGCGAAGAGTACTGGAAGCTTTACAAAGATAAGCACATGCGCGCCTTTTCAATCGGATTTATTCCCCTCGAGTGGAAGGACGATAAAGACGTCCGGACATACACCAAAATTGAGCTGCTTGAAATCTCGGCAGTCCCCGTCCCCAGCAATCGCCGTGCGCTGGCACGCGCAAAAGGTTTCTTCGATAACGAGGACAACAAGGAAACTATTGCCGCTGCAATTAAAGAGCAGTTCGATGACCTCAAACAATCCATCGAGCAGCAGCTCGATGATATCAAATCGATGATTATCGCCAATCCGAACGAACTGGCGGATTCCCTGCTCAGTGGGAATTCCGAACTGTCCGCTCCTGGTGGCGACACAATTAAAAACGCTGAGCATCATTTAAACAGAATCAAAAAAGCATTTGGAAAGGTTGACTAATATGCCTCCAACATTAGAACAAATCGAGCAGCAGCTTAAAACGACTGCTGACACGATTGAAGCAGGCGTTAAGGATATTAACGCCAACAAGGCCAGCAAGCAGGAAGTCGTCGATAAGATTAACGAGCTGACAAAAGTCGACAAGGAATTAATCGGCAAGGCACAGGCCGATATCACACAGCTCAACACCGGCATCGCCGAGGTCACAAAAACAATCGGCGACCTGAGGACGCAGATATCGAATTTCCGGTCTGCCAAGTCCTCGATATTATTTGAGGGCGGCAGATACAACGGCAATTTCTCCTCGCCGAACGAAGCCAAGGCATTTGCCTTACTGGTCCTGACCGCCGCGACCAGGGGAACCAAGGCCGAAACCAGATTCGACTGGGCGAAAAAGGCGCTCGATGCCATGGGCATCGAACCGTACCTCGTTGACGGCAACGGCCATAAAGCGATGGTCGGCTCATCGCAGACAGGCGGCGGCTCGCTTGTCGGTATCGAGCAGATACCTTCCGTCAAGATGATGTTCGAGACCTACGGCGTCGCTCGTTCCGATTTCCAGATTATGCCGATGGGCGCTGGGCAAACCCTGATGCCCAAATGCGACAAATTGCTCGATGTTACTTGCCCCGGCGAAGGCAACGAAATCGACGATACCGATCCGAAGATTCCCATCATCGCCTTGACGCCGAAAACGCTTTGTGCCTTGACCACCTACGGCATGGAGCTGGAGGAAGATTCACTGGTCGCTCTCGGTGAATTGCTTGCCGGGCTGTTTATTCGGTCATTCGCGTACGCTGAGGACAAAATCGGTTTCCTCGGCGACGGCACGAGCACGTATTTCGGCTTTAAGGGTATCGTCGGTGCTCTGATGGCGGTTAGCGGCACGATATCCAAAATCAGGTCGCTGATTGTGGGCTCCGGCAACGCCTACAGCGAATTAGTCCTCGGCGACTTCGAGAAGGTCCCCGGTATTCTACCGGATATGGCGGATGACGGATTCGCCAAGTGGTACTGTCACCGGTATTTCTATTGGACCGTAATAGTGCGTCTTGCTCTCTCTGCCAGCACCGGCTCCGCACAGGAAATCCTTTTGGGCGAGGCGACCAGGCAGCGCGGCTTCCTGTCCTATCCGGTCAAGTTCGTCCAGGTAATGCCCAAGGCCGAGGCCAACAGCCAGATAGCGGCATTGCTGGCCAACTTGAAGATGGGCGCCATTCTCGGCACCCGTGGCGGCATCGAATTCGCCCAGTCATCCGAGCGCTACTTCGAGAAGGGCCTTATCGCCGTTCGCGGCCGTAACCGTGTGGCAATTAATGCCCACGGTGTCGGCGATTCGACCGATGTTACCGACGGCAACGCCGGCCCAATTTGCGGGCTGATTACGGCTGCATCTTAATGCAGCCGCCCCGCAGTCGTTTGAATTTTGTTAAGGCAAAATTCTTGCGGGGCCAGGCGAGCGATGCTCTTTGATATTTGTAATTTGATTTACCCCTGCCTGGTTCGACAGGCCGGGCAGGGTATCTGTAAAATCGGGAAAGTTTAGTTCGGATTCGATTTTATTAACGATATTTGAAAGGCAAAAAAATGGACCTTAGAGCAATGTTAAAGGCATTGAAGTTTACACAGCTTCTGCCTACAGAAAAATTCAAAAACAATAGCGCTTTCGGGGGCAATACCTACGTCGATACTTTGGGGTTATCGGCGATATTGTTCCTGTTCGATTTGGGGACTACAGATGTCATTGTCGGCTCCGGAGGCACTTCTTTGCCGCCATTCATCGAGGAATGCGACACGACAGGCGGCTCATATACGGCCGTCGATGATGCCGAATTGGCTGCCGTGCTTGCAGCCAATGGCGACAGCAAGCTGCGGGGAATATTTATTGACCTGACCAAAACGCACAAGCGTTATATGCAGGTCAATGCCCCGACAGCCGGCAATGCCACCGGCGCCAATCTGAGCATCCTTGCTATCGGATTCCCATCCGACCAGATGCCGGGGTCGGCAGCGGATATGGGCCTCGCGGAATTGATAGAAGTGTAGTCCCGCTTTGCGGAACGAAGTCCAGGCGCCGTTTGATTTTTGTAAAAAATCTGCCGGGACGTAGTAGATTTCTCCCCGCCCCTTCGGGGGCGGGTTTTGCTCTCATAAAATTGAAAGATGAATAGAATTTTTTAAGGAATAAATTATGTGGGTAAAAATTAACGAAGCTTACGCAGGCCCGCTGGGTATATTCATTGCCGGCCAGAAATACGACATTTCCGGTCCTCTCAAAGATAAACTTATCAAAGCTCTCGGCAAAGGCGCCGTCATCCCCACTTGTGCTCCCTGGGAAGAAAAAATAGATACAAAAGCAATCGAGGCCAACAAACTGAAGGCCCAGGCAAACGAGGCGATATCGCAGGTCGAGCATTTGTGGGCGAAGATTAAATCTTGTGTGGATCACTTGAATGCTTATACCGACCAAGCCAAATCAAACAAGGAAGCTCTCGATAAAGCTATAAAACATAAAGCCAAAAACCAGAATGAGCTTCACGTTAAATGCAAAATTGGGATGGGCTATTCTTTGATTGCCGAAGGCGAACTCGCCCTGGCTGAATTGGAGTTAAAAGATGCAGAACAAACAGCAACCGAACTCGCGGCAAAAGCCGGAATTGAGTTCAAGCCGGCAGGAGCCGCAGAAACAAAAGCAGCAGGAAACGCCCAAAGATAAGCAGTTCCGGACAGATAGAAATTCGGATTACGTAACGAAGTGAAGTCTCGCATAGCGAGATAAAACAAAATAGTGAAGCGAAACAAAGTGTGAAGCCTTGCAAAATCTCGGCTTCCGAGAAAGCCCCGACAGCCGGGTGAAAAGGAATACGAATTATGAAAAAGATACTTATTCTGGTAGCGATGGTGTTGATGCTTTTTGTTTGCCGGGCACAGGCGGCCTACGACAAAACGGGTTTTCAAACTTCCGAAGCCAGGAAGGCAATATCAGAAGACATAACCGGACTTGAATACGACTCAAGGTTGGGTATTTTCAGACTGACCTCCGGTTATTTTATCCCAACTGACGCCAACACAAAACAGTCACAACTTACTAATATTACTGATGTCAATGTGAGGGATATCAACGCCCGCAATATCGATGCTTGCGATGTGAATATAAAAGGGACATTGATAGGCGTTACGGCGGCGAATTTAAGAACATTATTGGGCGAGGTAAGAGGCGCTACCGGCGCATTGACTGGCGATAAAGTAATAACACATGGATTAGGGGCTGATCCTAATGTCATTGCACAGACGCCGGACCCGAATGTTAAGATAAAAGTTATAGCTCATGATGCCACCACATTTACTCTTCGGCCTTTGGATGTTAACGATATAAATATTGCCGCTACAAATGCCTCTTGGATTGCATGGAAATGAAAATATATACAAAATTATTTTTGGTTTTTTTGATCATTCTGTGTTTGTTCAAAACCCAGCCACTTTTCTCAATAGCGAATCCTGCAGGGCCAAGCGGCTCACGATGGGGCAGCATCCGGGGCGATATCAACGACCAGAATGATCTGAAAACTACCTTAAACGCAAAATTGTCCGGCGTGCCGGATGCCTGTGCTTCACTCTGGAATGGCAAGACGACTATTGCTGATGCCTGCCAGACCTTATGGAACAGCAAAACCGCCATAGCAGACGCCTGCCAAATATTGTGGAATAATAAAATTTCCGGCGTGCCGGATGCCTGTGCTTCGCTTTGGAACGGCAAGACAACAATCGCTGATGCATGCCAAACCTTATGGAACGGCAAAAAAGATGTGAATTTATATGATGGCGATGAGCATCTTCTGGCTACCGTTTATGATGTGAATATGACGGCAGGCGCAGCCGCAACCACTCTTTATACCGCGCCGGGCGATGCGAATTTTATCCCGACAAGAGTTTTAATTTACAACGTCAATAACTCTTTGGCGGGAGGATCTTCGTATACTTTTACTGGATTGCCAGCGGGGCAAAATCTCATTTCTATGACCACACCATATACACTGTATCGAATCTTAACTTTGCTCCCCGGTGGCTCTATGGTTACTACTGTCGTCGCCGCCGGAAATCCATTCACAATTACAATAACAACGGGTTCGACCGCAACTGCATTGGCTACAATCAAAGTTTACGGAGTGCTGATACGATAATGGCTAAAGAATCGATATATCAGGCCGATGCACTTGAAACAATAGATGCCGTTCTTCGTAATGCCCAGACCGGGCAGGTTTGCGTGGTTTCAACCGGCTCATTTGAGGTCTGGGGAACATCTGGTCATACGCGAACTAATTACGCAATAGCGCATACAAGCGATGGCGGCTTACTTTATACGGCCGATATGCCTGACAATGTCCCGGTTGGCGATTACTTTTTCGTATATACCGCCCGGCAGGGCGACTTACCCGCCGATGATGACCCATACAGGGGCCAGTCGCAAGCCAAACACTGGAACGGCAGCGCACTGGTCGATATCCCGGAGGAATCCGGCCGCCATCTTTGTCTTCTCGCGGATGTCAAGACCCGCCTGGGCGTAAGCAATACCGATAATGATTTAATCATCGAATCAATCATCGCCGGTATCGACGGCGCCTTCGATAATTATGTTAATCGGACTCTATTGATGACCGACGCCGACGTAACTGAATATTTCGGCGCTGATCCCGGCTGGCAGCGATTACTCCTCAAGCGATATCCGATTATCTCGATTACGTCAATCAAGGAGGCCGCCAACTACGACTTCGATTCAGCCGAGGCGCTGGTCGTAAATGAGGATTACCGAATCGTTAACAGTGGTTTAAACGGCATTATATACCGCATAGACGGCCGCTGGCTCGCGGGGGAGGACGTAATCCAGGTTATTAGTCGCGGCGGCTACTGCGGGGCAGGCGAGACGCCTTCCACAGGCGAACACGCGATTCCTAATGAATTACGAGAGGCAGCAATCCTGCAGGCGACCTTTATGTTTAAGCGCAAAGACGATATCGGCCTCAATTCCGTTTCCACGATGGGCGGCTCAATATCGAAATTCGCCGACGTGGAGCTGCTGCCGTTGGTTAAGCAGGTTCTCGACAAATATAAACGACCTTCTTTGTGAGATTGATGCAGATTCAATTAGAACTTGGTCCTGAATTTCAAAAGACACTCGCTGAGTTGAGCGGTCTCGGTGATGCCGTCTCTCGCGCCTGCGGTATCGGTCTCGGCAAGGCGGTCAAGTTTGCAGCCAACAATGTAATTAAAAATTATCTCACCGGTCAGGCCTTAAAGACCAGGTCTGGCATGTTAAAAAAAGCAGTTGATGGTTGGCCGGTCAGTGACACTGAAGCTATTGTCGGAGTGCAGCCGAATTCCGCCGTCGATAAATATGCCTGGCTTTTAGGTGATGAGCAAAAAACAATTACTCCTGTCAAAGGCAACGCGCTGACAATTCCCATCGATGAGGCACTTACCGGGGCGGGTGTCGCAAAATATCAATCGGTTATGCAGGCCAAACAGATGCTCGGCGTCGATATTTTCCGGCTCCCCGGCACAAACGTTCTTGGTTACAAGGTCGGCAAGAAAGGCAAATTCCGTGCCTTATTCATCCTGGTCAAATCTGTCCTCGTCCAGGGCTCCGGCGCTCTGGCGGATGGCGTCCTCGAATCGACCGACAATATGACAAGTATAATCCAGGAGGAAATCGATAAGGAGATGGGTAATGGCTAACGATGGCGGCTTAGTTGCGATTCTCGCCCAGTGGTTAGCCGATACCCTGAAGGTGTTGACCTATGGCGATGATGATACACTCGTTTTCAAGACCGTCGATATCTGGAAGCACCAGGTCGGTATTACCGAAAGTGGCATGGAAGCATCTCTTCGATATTTTCCTTTTGCATTTGTCGGCGCCGGTGATGAGGATACCGCCCGCGAGGGCGATAATGACCTGCGAAGGATTTTTGATTTTAAAATAATCGTTGGTGTTGACTCAAAAGAAGATGGTGTTGCCCTTTGGGGCGATGCGAATCATTTAGGCACAAGCAAAATCCGCGATCTGGTTATTGCCGCATTCGATAAGAAACGGCCGGATGGCACGAATATTACCTGTGACGAATTTTATTATGCCGGCGGTCTGGAACTTCTTGACCAGCCGAAACGTCACTGGATTCGATTAACTTTTGAAGTAAGTCAAATGAAATATTAATCTTTTAGGATTTTAGGAGTCCGATTATGACAACAATAAACAGACGTGTTTTCAGTCCTCAGGCGATGACGATTAACGGAATCGCCGTCGGCGGAATATTGACTGTCGCAATCTCAGAAGGTCACGATAATGCCGCCCGCAGCTCGCCTGATGGTTTTCAGGTCCAGGTCGTTGATAAATTCGACCAATTCTGCCGTGGGACAATTACCGTCCAGGATTGGCCCGATGCGATATCGCTTTTGACTGGCACGCTCAGCACCTGCGTTTTCTGGGAGAGAAAATCTGGCACTCCCGACGCGACGGGTTATATCAAGCACACGCTTACCAATCCCGTCATTCACAAGATTGCGATATCCATCAATAAGGGCGGTTACGCGACGGTTTCAGCCGATTTCGAATGCCGAGCCGCCTCCGACACGGATACGCTTGCCGTTATGCACGCGATGCTCGATTCACAGGCGGCCCCAACCGCTCTCGTGCCGGCGCTTGGCGGCTGGCGTGTCGTCTCGGCCGTTTACGGCGGAACGTTAAATCTTTATCACGTTACCGGCTTTAATTTCTCAATTACGTTGCCGTTAATCAAGGATAGCAACGATGCCGACCTTGCATATACCGCCGTCGATGCCTGTCTCGACGGCATTCAGGCGACCGGTTCAATCAACTTCCAGGATTCCGGCATTGCCACTACCGAACTTACCAGCCAGCAGTTATTGCTCGCCGCCCTCGGCAATCTTGTAATCACGGTAAAGCAGGCGCAAGGCGCTACCAATAAAGTTATTACTATTATGAGGACTACTTTTCTTACCGACAGTGGTAATTCAGGCGGAAATGTTTACGCCGGCCATTCGATTCCCTTTGAGGTCACCAATAATCTGACAACCCCGTTGACCCTGGCCGGCACGAACAAGATTATTGTGATATCCGATGCGGCGTAGGCCGTCTGAGTGGCCGGAGTCTCGTGAGCCGAATGTAGGCGAATGAGGCGCTAAACGCTAAATACTATCGACTATTGACTAACGACTGAATGGCTAAAGACGTAAATATACACGTTAAAACGGAAGGCACGCAACAAGTCCAACAGGACTTACAAGGCCTTAATCAAGATGTCAACAGAGTCGGTGATAACATCGAGCAGATGGGCAGCCGTTCCTCGCGTGCGATGGAATGGTTTGGCAATGGCCTAAAATCTCTTGCCGGTCCTCTCGGCTTTGCTGCGCTTATAGGAGTTGTTTCAAACGCAGCAGGTAAAATATCGCAATTTTTTGAAGACCTGAAAAACCGTTGCGATGAATCTGTTAATAAACTCCAAAATCTGCGAAAAGGTTTTGAAGGCATTTTTGAAGCAATGGGTGCCTTTGATGAAAAAGGCCGTAAAGATATTACTAAAGGGACGATTGAGCTTCTTAACAAAACTGCGGTTTCGCCGGAAATCGGCTTACCTGTTATTGAGGCATATACTCGACAGTTTAAGGGACTTGTTCAAAGCGGTAAATTATCTCCCGAACAATACCAGCAAGGATTAGAGGAAATGCTCGGTTATTCGGCTCGTCGCGGCCAAGGCGGTGCCACTCCAGAATTAATTACCTTAATGGCTGGTTTGGGTATGAATACCCCTGAGCAACAAGGCACATTTAGAAGGCAGATAGGGGCAGTATCAAAAGCCACCGGATTGAAGGATGCGGAAATAATTGAATCTTTGGGTCGGTCATCTCCTACCGCAAAAGTAATGGGCTGGCAGCCGGATGAAGCGCTTAATGCTATCGGTATAATTGCGGGCGGTGAAATTGGCCGTAAAAGATTGACATTGCCTGCCGCCACACTCGAAGCCCTTGTTAATCCTCAATTACAAAAAGAAGATTTCCTAAAATATAGAATCTCGCCTCAGCAGGCAGAAAATCCGGCTCAATTATTCGCATTATTGGCGGCGAAACAAGGAACAATGGACGAACAGTCCTTTGGCCGAATGCTCAAGAATGTTTATGGTCCTGAGGGCGCCGCTGGGGTATATAAATTACTCAAATCACCTGGTGGAGGGCTTACCGAGGCAATAAACGGGGCTGCGACGCCGCAAGCTGCTTCCGCAGAAATGGCCGATGAAATAGCGTCCCGTCAGACAAAAGAACGCCTTGCAGCAAAAACGCAAATGACAGCGGCGGGAATATACGAAACGCCCGGCAATGAATTCTTTTATAAAAAACAAGTCAGAGAGATAGGGGCGGAAGAATTAGAAAAGCTACGCATTGAGCATCCTTATCTTCAAAAAATATTTGAAATTCTGAATCCTGGTTATGCTGGCGGTATTATCCCAGGAAAAATAACCGGCATTTTCAAAACAGAAGAGATAAATAAAGAAAACGCTGCTTTTGTAAAGTGGTTTTTGAGTCTTAGCGATGAAGAAAAACAGGAAATACTTAGTAAAACAAAAGCACCTTTAGGCGGCATTGGCGGAGACGTTTTGCAATTAAAAAATTATTATAACAGTATGACTCCACAGGAACAATATCAGGATTTGACACGACAGGGTGATATGCACATTCATTACCACAACGATATGATTATCCAACCAAACATCAACCCAATCGAGAAAGAGCGAAACGATAGAAGTTTTAAATAAAAAATGGCAACTGCCCTGACAACTGCTTTTGGTTTTGAGATAAACGTCTCCGACCAGCCGAGAATCGCCGAGATTCAGTTTGTCGGTTTCCCCGGCGCCCACGGTGTTACCTCGATGCACTTAGGCACTCGAGGCAGGCCGTTTAAAATTACCGGCAAGCTCGCAACTACCGGCAACGGCTTCGATGCCGCATTAGCCAATCTCAAGACCTGGATTGCCGAGCTCGAGCTTTTAACTTATTCACCCGCCGCCGATTACACATATCACGGACAGACCTTCAGCAATCTTCAGTTTATCAAACTGGACATCATCGCCGACGGATCAGGCAGGCAATATCATTTTACTTCAGCCAACGTATTTTGTAATTTCGTTATGCACGGGCATATCCTGATATGACAACACCGGATTCTAAAACTTTAAGCAGGACAGGCCAGCGGCTCATCGTCGAGTATCGTAAGGCCTTCGGCAACCCGCCCAAATATCCGCCCGCGTGGCAGCCGCTCTGGGATGTCAAGGTTGACCGTATCGAAATCAATCAGGGTGCAAAGCCGTCAGTTGCGACAATCTGGTTTCCCGACACTCGCTGGGATAAAAATCCTCCTATTTCACTCGGCGACACTATTCATATTCGGACCGACCAGCAAAATCCTGAAAATCGGACGATTCTTTTTGTCGGCTATGTCACTAATCACCCCGTCGAATTTTCAGGCGGCTCTGCAAGTCCGGGCGCCGGCTTCGAGCGTAACGCCCTTGTCTGTATGGATCATCGCTGGGTTTTCGCGGCCTGCTCGATTATATTCGGTCAAATCAGCCGCAGCCCTGATGATTATATGGTATTTACGCCTTCTGAACCGATTCCCGACAGATACACATATTTGACCGGTCAGCGCTTGATTTTCAATCCCAACGGCAAATCAAATATGGACCCGCAGGAATTGACCAGCGATTTAAGGCCGCCTTTCCCCGATATGCCGATTTTCTGCAATCCCGGCAATAAGACGGCGTTATCCTGGACCGCACGCGATATGATTCGCTATATATTGTCCCCTCGCTGGCGTAAAATCTCACAATATCTCCCCATCGAAGACCCCGCCGCCATAACAGGGCTTGAGGTTATGGCCGATAGCTCCGAGGACAAGAAAAATTGGGGCAAAATCCTTAAACATATTGTTATCGATGGTATCAATACCATCGAGGCGCTCGAGGTCGTATGCCGGCACGTCGGCTGGGATTTCCGGCTCGATTACACAAATGATGGCTCGACCAATTTTGTTTTTTACAAAGTCGGCGTCCGTGACAAATTAGAACGGTCAGATAGTCCCGTTATAAGCCATTCTCTTCACGCCCCGGCCGTAGGCGAAGATATATCCGCCGCCGTCGCCGAAGGCCGCAAAATGCTCTGCTCGATGTCTTTGAGTCAGGATATCGCCCCTGTCATAAATAATCCCTTCGCTCTCGGAGCTCCTCATCGTTTCGAGTTCACCGCTGAATTGGTCCCGGCCTGGATGGATTATTATCTGGCGTTTGATATACAGGACCTCTCCAAATTATTTTATACTGATGCCGACCTGCAGAAGATTTCCAATCCCGATTCACTTACGTATTATTCTTTTTATCATTCTCGCGGCTCACATTACAATCAAAATGCTAATTACCGCAACGTCGGCCGCAAATGGGCGCTCAATGAAGCCGGAACTTATACCGACCCATTTACCGTCCCTGACGATGGCAAGCAGCATTATGATCGCGGACAACCCTTCGATTGGGATACCGTTCTGCCCGCCGATTATATTCTTGATAAAATAACCGGCCGGCGTATGTTCGCCCGTTATAATCGCCGTTTGCTTCCCTGCCTGACTGTCCTGCAGGATGGCCTTAGCTCGGTCGGAATCAAGCTCGAATTCAGTTTCGATGGTGGAGTAAACTGGCAGATCATTCCCTGCTCGGTTCGTCTATTAGATAGCGAATGTGGAATTTATATTGATGAGCCAAATATTGCCGAAATCGTCGACAAGGCCGAAGGATTTTTACCCAGCGGTTCCGCTGGCGGTATCCTGCATGGACAATCGTTAAATTTGTTCACGTCGCTTTGCGATGACCGGGTCAATACCAATGATTTTTTGACCGGCCTTCCTCTCGGTCATAATCGCCGATTCAAGGATGGCCAGTGGCGCACCCGATGCCGTATTACAGCCAGCGTCCAGATGGACCTGCGCGTTATCGCTATGGGGATTCCCTCGCCTTCCTCCGGCTCTCCTTTCGACCAGTCCCAGATTTACGACTGGAGTGATAAATACGGTCTGTCCAAGCGAGCCGATTCCAGCACTTATAAATCCAGTTTTCTTAATGCCCGCGAGGTCGATTCCCGCGATGAGGCGACCGCCCACGTGGACGCTATTCGCCGCAATAATGAAGATATGTCAATCAGCGGCCGCTTTACGCTGGATAGATTGTGGTTGGGAGATGGCCAAGGTGTCCCGGCTTTTATGGTTGGTGACGCCGTAAGCGGCATTACCGGCCGGGAGTATATGCTTGATAATTTGACCTTTGAGGGCGGCAAGACCTCGCCGGAAATTATTCAGATTATTTATCTGCCCGAAATGCAAAAACAAGTCCTGATTACCCGCGACCTTCGTTATGCGGCCAATAAAGTTGACGTATGAGCGCCAATATAACCTTACAATTCGTTGCACCTTTCGATTCGCAGCCGGGCGATTACGCGGAGTTATGCGGTAATGGAGGCGCTGGCGATATCGATTACGAAGCGCCGCTTCTCGGCGGCCGCAGGTTCGATTTATGCCCGCAGGGTGGCGGCGTTTATGGCTGGGGCTTTGCCCCTTGGGGAGATTTTCCATGGGGCGACTGCCTGGCTGTTCGATGCCTCGGCTGGGGCGAATTGCCGTGGGGATTTTTCCCGTGGGGTTATGGCGGCATTCTGATTGAGGCGATTGTCAAAGTCGATTTCTGCGGCGACTACAAATTCGCCTTTGCCGCCTTCGATTCTTTGGACAATCCCGACGTGGGCGACCCGGAGGAAATAACTGTCGAGGTCCACACCGCCCCGCCCACCCCCACGGGCCTGCGTAAAGTAAGTTATGACCCGGATACCGATATCCTGGTCCTGGAGGCCGCGTAATTTTTTTAGACACAGATTAACACGGTTCTTTAAAAAGTTAAGAGAGTTTGATAAAAAAAAGGCCGCCGATTATTCGGCGGCCTTTGGGGACATTCCTTTGATTTTCAGAATTCGTCATTTTCTTCCTCTTCTCCTTGTCTCGCCTTCAAGTCGTTAATTCTGTCATATTTGGTCAATGCTTTACCAGCCGCCGTCATCAGCCGGGCGTATTTCATCGGGTCCCGTTTGGTCCAGGCGAATTGCGCCTCCTGGCTCATCGGCTCAAGCATCATTGTATGGCCGTCCGGGAATCCGATTCGCTGCGTGCCCTCGTCGTCCTCTAAAATTTCCGCGATGAATTGCGGCTGACTTGTGTGAACCATAAACCATCTCTCGCACTTGACCTCTTCGGCAATCAGCCATTCAGGTAATCGTTTAGATTCCATACGCCACCGCCTCTTCGACCGAGTACCCCTCGAACCACTTTTTAATTTGAGCGACTATCCCGCACGGGTCAGCAGGCACGCCCGCAGCCATCGCCTCTGTTATTTTTTCCTTTGTGATTTTCATCGCGGAACAGCGAGTCGTCAATGTGAGAGACTTGTTTTTTTTGCACTCATCCAAATAAACTTCGCGGCGGGCGGCCTCTTTTTTTTCCGCTTCTAATTTCGCTGCCAGTTTTTTGGCTTCTCGCGTCGCCGCTGCTTTTGCCTGAATTTGCTCCCGGCGAGCTAATCGAGCATCAATCATCTCATTGGTAAGTTCGTACCTCTCCTTCGCCAATTCGATGGCATCATCGATATCATAATAATCAACAAGGTTGGCGTATTTGCTCACATGATGTGCCTCGCACGGCCCGATCTCTTCGAGCAATTCGCGGGCCTGCGCCTGCGTGATACCCGTGTGGGCCGCGAGCCGTAGAATCCCCCGGCTTAATGGTCTGCGGCCTTCACGCTCGGCCCCTCCTGCCCTGACCGAATAGCTGCTGCCTATATAACCAGATTGATTGTAGCTGACTGTCATAATTATTCTCCTAAAGGTGGCCCCGCCCGCCGCCGTCGCGGACGCTTGCCAGCAACCGCGAGCAAGCGACGGACTAAGGCCGTTAAGTTTTTTGGGAATTTTGGCAAGCGTTTTTAGTTTTCAAATAACGCAATCATTATAACAGATTGATTTTTTTTGTCAAGCTCTTTTTTGCGATTTTTTAAAATATTTTTTCGGCCCGCATGTAGCAAACGGCGTGCCAGAGTGTAATTTAAGACATAGCCCCGCCTGGATTGCGGGGAGGCCAACCGGCGAATTGACTTGAAAACAAGCCAAAACCGGCCGTGGATTTTTTGTCCCTGTGGCTTTTCGTTCAGTTCTTGGCTAACCTGTCGCCAGGGTTATTTGGTTTGTGATTTGGTATTAGGTTTTGAAATTTGGTTTTGGAAGGTCTTTTTTGTGATTCGTAATTTACGTATAACTGCCATTTCGTTACAGTTTAAACGTCTTTTAAACACTTTGCAAGGCCGGGCGTTTATTGCCATATATATTGCAAGTATTTTTCAAATCCTCTGTTTTGTGCCACTATTATTTCATCCCGCCCACGTTCGCCTGATGTCGCGTAACCCCTTATAATCCCGCCGTTTGCCGTCGTTTCCCGCCCATTCCCGCCGTGTTGCGTCTATTGCCATTTATACGGTGAGTTAACA